CTTCAAACTAATGCGTACTACCTTCAACAGAAGATTCGAATCCATGTTCAGCCTCATGGGGTTAATTAAGGTTATCTAGTCTACCTTAACTATCTTCATCTTCGTCTTCATCCATGAAACCTCTTCCCCAGTCAGCATCACTAGCTTTCAGGCGAATGGCTTCTAACTTCAATGCTCGGTCAATAATCTTTGACTTGTCTGTAAGGCTTGCTTCAGGGTCTGCCATGACTTCAGCCAAGAGTTTGCTTATCGCAGCCTCTAAGTCAGGGTTTATGCCCGACTGCTTGCGCTTCACCGCATCATTCGGCGCTTGGGTTGGCGCTCAGGCATCTTGTTCATAGGCTGGCGACCTAGCGCACGTTGCGCTGCAAGCGAACCTGCAACCTCATTGCGACCTGCCTCTGCTGCCTGCGCCTCCTGACGCTTCATCTCTTTATTGCCTTCAGCTTTCATCATGCCATCGTAGTTCATCGCATACCTCTCTTGGTTTTACGCGCTGTGGAATAGGCTATGGCCGCAGCCTGCTTGACTGCAGCTCTCTTACTGGCAGGTCGGCTTGTACCAATCTTGCCACTTTCTTTGAACTTCCGCACCATCTCACCAATGTTGGTAGAGATTGTCTTTTGGCTACTACCTTTTTTGAGAGGCATTTGCTTCTCCTTTTGTAGCTTCTGCGGAACTGACGCCAGCAAAAACACGAGGGCTTCTAGGCATAGCGCCTTCTCTCATGAATGGCGCACCTGTTCGTTGAACAAATCTAGCGCCAGGCGTCCTTGTAAGAGCCGCCGCAATCTCAGGGGCTGCCATACCTAGACCAGTCCCTATAGCCATGCCAACCGGCCCTTGCGCCGCATAACCAACCCCGCCACCAATAGCGGCCCTACTGAATCTAGTCAGTGCTTTTGCGGCTTTTGTTGCGGCATCTTCGCCAGCCTCTGCTCCTCTTGGCATTTGTGGTTCAAAAATACCTCGCAACTTGAACTGCCTTCCAAGCTCGCCAAGGCCTGCAACAGGGTTTGTACTTTGACCTCTAGAAAACAAAGCGTCTTTCTGCAAAAGATATTTCCCCAACCTTTCAGGCGATAAGTTTCCATTGGGGTCAATGCCGCCTCTTCGATACAAATCGTTAAGAGTTGCTGCGGCTCGATATTGCGTCCTCGCTTGTTGCAAAGCCGCTTGTTGACCAGCAGGAAGTTGAGCCATGACAAGATCATCAAGAATGTCAATGACGTTGCTTGCAGCAAAACGGTCTTGTGGATCAGAAGATGTTCTTATGACTCGGCCAAGCTCAGTCCTAAACCTTTGAAGTTCGGTTGCTGGTATGCCAGCTCCTTGGTTAGCACGTTGCTCTAAATTAGAAAGAATGTTTCTAGCAGCGACAGACGCCGTTGGAGAGCCGACACTTAATTCTGTTGTAAGAAGATTGCTAATCCTATTGATCGCAGGAAACGGGTCATACAGAGGAACGCTTTGAATAATGTTCCCAATGTTCGTGCCAACTGCATTCATCCTTTGACCAATGAATTCGTCAGTAATTGTCGGCTTACTTAAACCGGTGGCTTCTGACGCAATTTCATTAAACCTTTGTTGATTTTGTTTTGCAATGTCTGCCGTGCCTCCGGTCATTGCCGCTTGCTTTACATCTTGTCTTAACTGACCAGGCTCCAATGAAATGCGTTGCTCAGAAGCCCTGCGAGCAAGCTCTTCTGCTTTCTCTGACGGCGTTCCTAACAATGATTCATACGTTCTTCTTGCCGCGCCTTTAACTAATGAAGGAACCGCTCCTGCGGCAATCTCTGCTGCTAATGCTGGGCCTTCTCCGGCCCCCGATCTTCTTGCCGCCTCTCCTGCCGCGCCAGCCGCAGCGCCGGACGCGACAGCTTCTACAGGTGATCGGCCAAGAATATCCAAAAGATAACCGGCGCCACGCAAAGGTTGGAAGTAAGGGGTTGGCGGCAAACTGCGCAATTGCTGGGCAGCGGGTCGTGCGGCTCTAGCGCCAGCGTAAATAGCGCCAGCAAGACCGCCTGATTTTGCAGCAGCCTCACCGTATGGGACTTCTTGCCTCTGTTCACCGCCAGGCTTACCTGTTGGAATTCTGCTTACAATTTCTTCAGTGCTATAGACAATATCTTTTGGCATGTCTTCGTTAGAAGAGCCGTAAATCAAATCTTTAGGTAGTTCATCAGCCATCATTGAACTCCTGATTTTTTCTGAGTCACGCCATTTTCATCTTTCCAAAACCAAGCCTTGGCACTTGGACTCCATCCGGCATTGCTTGGAACGCCATCTGGTCTCTTAGGCAAAGCGGCTGGTGAAGGCGAAGGCGGTGTAGGATTACTTGGAGGCTTTGATGGCTCTTGATCAGGAGCCTCTCCACGATAGGCAGCATTCAAACGAGATATAAATGGATAACTTAATTCCATAGACGCTTGCTCTTGCTTAAGCGTCTTTGTCCCTTCAACAAGCGCATTGCGTATACCTTCGTAAACGCGCAAATCGCCACGAACAATTGGTGCAAGAATCTGGTCTTCTTTTCTTGTAAGCGCTTTGCCAGCAGTCTCGAATTCTTTTGATCTAAAGTAAGCTAATGTAAGAATCAAGTTAATTGCTTCTGGATCGTCTTTGAAACGAAACTCAGCAGCCCTTGGGTCAGCAGCTAATAACGTTGTTAACTCTGCCCATTTTGATACACCAAGATTGCTTTTTTCTTTAGCAAGCCTATCGATCACAGGTAACGCTTGTTCAATCTTTGGAATCAAAGTGCTTCGCAACCTATTGGCTTGTAAAACCTCGGCAGGAGGCGGCTTTAAATTTACATTTTTATTAGCAATTTCTTGTGCTCTAAGTTCAAGCTCACGTTCTTTGAATTTAGCTTCTTGTGCCATCCTGTCTCGTTGCAACTTGAGATTTTCATTAGCCTTGTTGATTTCAATCAATGACTTAGTAGCTTCGTCGCGAGCTTTGAAGGTGGCGTCAAACATCTTGTTAACAGCATCATTGCGACCTCTAGCTATGTCCACATGCATAGAACCGCCAGCAATTTCAGCCTCTAGCAATGCTTTGAACTTGTTAGCCTCTGCCGTTTGTCCAGCAGTTTGCGCTCTAAGCGCTGAGTCATAAAGCGCCTTAACTTCGTCTAACTTCTGTTTCTGAGTGTCTAATGCTTTTTCAAAGATTGTTTTCTCGCGGTCAAAGACATCCTTGCGTCCTTGCCTGTAGCCATCAACCATACCCTTCATGGCTTTCAAACCTGCAATCCCACTACGCTTTGCGGAACCGCCTGCTAGCGCTCCAATCAACATCATTGACACAGCAATAGTCTGCAATTGCTCTGGGGTTTGCTGGCTCGGCGCAAACTCAATAGGTTCTGGCCGCATGGCCGTGTACTTCTCTTCTAATGCAGCAGTGTCCTTTGCCTGTTTTTCAAGCATATTCCCGTAATCTGTAGCACCCTTTTCTCTTTTAGCTTGCAAGTCAGTCATGGCTGTTTCAACGGCACCAAGACTTTCTTTCATGACTTGTGGACGTACGTCTTCTGCAACAGCGCCACGCTCACGCTGCCCTCTAAGCTGTTCTTCAATTGAACCGACAGGTTTAGTTGGCGGTTGATTTAACTTTGACGTTAAATCGTCAATTGGATTGCGAAGACTAGTGACGCTTGTTGCCATGGTTAACCACCTAATGGGCTAGTTAAAGGTGTCTTCCTTGCCTGTGTCGCAGGCGTTTGAACAGGTTTAGCAACCTGTGCTGATGGTGTACCAGCAAGGATGCTTCCAGCCGATTTAAGAGCTTCGCCAAGTGCGTCAGCAACCTGAGAGTCTGCCTGGTAGCCAGCAAGAATGGCTTGTTGCAGATACTTGTCTGAGATGCCGATGTTCTTCAAGCCTTGGTTAATCAAGTCCTGAGCGCCACGCTGCTGCATCTCTGTCGTTCTTGCCGCTAGTTGTTGCTGCGCAGTCCCTGATCTTTGCCCCATGTTTGCTAACGCTTGGCGTTGCTGCGCTTGGAATGCAGCAATTTGCTGGCGCTGCACTGGTGTTAGTTCACCTCTCATGCCAGCACCAAGTTGCTCTTGTCCTACCTGCCTAGGCGCTTGACCAAGTTGGCGCAACTCATTTTCCATAGCACGAGCCTGCTTATAGCCACGGCGAGCCATAAGTGCTGCCAATGCTGACTGCCCTAATGCCGCACCTGTTGGTGTCTTTAATCCTTCTAGTACTTGTTTAGCGCCAGATTTAACAAGGTCTTGCATATCACGTTGTGGCGCAGCACCTTGGTCTATTGCCTCTTGTTTGAAGTCTCTTACTTGTGGTGGGCCAACCATTTCACCTTCATAAAGACCTGCACCAGCATTTATGGCAGGTCTAAATGATGGCAATATAGGTGGATATAGGTCTTGCGTATAGTCAGGAACACCAATTGGTGTCATAGTGTCGTTTGGATCAGAAATGACAAGTGGATTGCCAATTTCCATAGGCCCTTCACCTAAACTTTGACCAAACTCAATATTTCGATTTGCTACTGGCTGTGTATAAACACCTAAATCAACGCCAGAGTAATCATCACCATAATCATCTGTTTCAAACTCAGGCAATCCCGTCGCAGGATTCATGGTGCCAGCACCGCCCCTAGACTTGAGCAGTGCAGCCTCTTGCGGTGTGATGTGCGCCAAGATAGTATCTTGCCCACGCCCCTGCCTGCGCAGCATCTCTGCTAACGCTTTTAGATCGAGTCCGCCACCAAGTAGTGCGGCAAGTTGTTTAGCCATGATTAGATTCCTAACAAACGACGTAATTTCAACGATCTAACGTTCCAGACGGGCTGCTGCTTTTCTTCAGTTGTGCCCTCTATATCACCTAAATAATTTTCTGACAAGCCTGGCCTCAGAGGAAGCAAGCCACTTGCCTCTTCTACTCTGCTTCCAGGAGGGGCGCTTGGTTTTCTTACAACACTTGGGCTTATAAGACGAAGAACTTCCTCATCAGTAACTACAGGTGGCTCTTCATTTTCTGGAAAGTCAAAGTCTTTTTCAATGTCATCAAGAGAAGGTTTATCTATAACTGGAGGATTTATAACTGGGCCTTCATCAATAACCTTTTTTTCTGTTATTTCTGTTACAGGCGGAAACAAATCGTTCGGCGGAAGATTGTCTGTATTGACTATATCAATGTTTGGTTTATTTATATCAATCGGCGGATTTATATCTGGTGGTATTTTTTTATCTAAAGGAAAATTAGTATCATCGTTTAAGTTAGTGTCAACAGAACCAGTATTAGCACTTGTATCAACAACAACAGAAGAACCGACTGTTAAATTATTACCTGTTGAATTATCAATATTGTCAATAATGACTGCGTTTCCATTGTCTGTTAGCACTAATACTGTTCCATCATTATTGTCTTGAATAACAATTCCAGTAGATGCGTCGCCTTTAGAAGCGGCATCTAAATCTGTACCAGTGTCTACACCCCCACCAGTGTCTACACCACCACCAGTGTCTACACCACCACCAGTATCTACACCACCAGTATCTACACCACCAGTGTCTACACCACCACCAGTGTCTAATGCTCCACCAACGTCTACACCGTTTCCAGTATCTATTCCTGTACCGGTATCCACACCACTACCGGTATCCACACCACCACCGGTATCCACACCACTACCGGTATCCACACCACCACCGGTATCCACACCACTACCGGTATCCACACCACTACCGGTATCCACACCACTACCGGTATCCACACCACCACCGGTATCCACACCACTACCGGTATCTATTCCTCCGCCAACGTTTCCAGTGCCACTACTTGTGTCATCAAAAGTCAAACCTGTACCACCAGTATCAACACCAGTATCAACACCCGTACCACTACCTGTACCACTACCTGTACCACTACCTGTACCACCTGTAAGTACGCTTGAACCAGTTCCTGGAGTTAATGTGGCAGTTTGATTAGAGTTATTTACTGTTACTTGTGAACCAAGGTTTAGAACGTTGCCCGTTGCTGCGTCTGTAGATGGAACAACTAAAACATTCCCATTTTCAGTAAGTACTGATGATGTTCCATCGTTATTGTTTTGAAAAACAAGACCAATTGTAAAATTGGTAGACCCTTTATTTTGTTGATTTTGGTTCAAAAGATAGTTTAAAGACGTATCTCCTGTCTCTACATTTCCAGTGCCACCAACATTTCCAGTATCTTCAATTCCACCAACATCTACACCACCACCAACGTCTATACCTCCTCCAGTATCTACACCACCACCAACATCTATACCACCTCCACCAACATCTAATACATTACCTTGACCTGTATCACCCCCAAGATCTACATCTTCACCAAGATCAATGTCATCCCCGCCAGCATCTACATTTCCACCAACATCAGTATCTACGCCAGAAGGTAATTTAGAACTTGTCACAGTCAATGTGCCAGCACTTGGCGTTATTGAACCACCAGGAGTATCAGGCACGTTAGATCCAGCAGCTACACCAGGACCTTGAAACGTTGATATTGCACTAGATAATTTATCTGCTGTATCAATAATGGTAGACGTTGGGCCACCAATAACAGCGCCTAATACTGCTGCACCTCGTGCTTTCAAAGGATCGCCAGTATCTAAATAAGTAATAAGTCCTTCTTCAAACCCTTCTGATATTGAAGACGTAATTGATCTTAAAGCAAATGAATTACCTCCTGGAACTAATCCTACTAAACCTGTAACAAGCGCAGCAGTAGCAGCAGATGGTTTAGCGGCAGCAACTAATTCTTCTCGCGTTAAGTTTGGATTTTGTCTTTGTAACTCTTCAATTTTTTGCAATGATTGAGCGCCAGCAGACTCTGCAACATTCAATGCCATTGAAGTCAACATCTTTGCAACAAACCCTCCTGGGTTTAATGCTGCAGCAGGAAGCTCTTGTAATATTTCTTTGCCTATAACCGCAGCAGCACCCAATGGATTTGTTGCAAATTCATTGACAATAAACTTTGCTATATCAAGCTCTGTTACCCCTGGAAAACTTGCATAGTTATAAATACGGTTAATAAAATCGTTTGCTGCAGTATTGACTAGCTCAGGCCGCATACGCGTTCCAGCCGCTTCAATACTTTGCAAAGCAGCAGTTAATTGCTGCGTTGGAATTCCTAATTGCTCAAGAGAACCTGATAAAGACGCGCCTAAATCACCACCAGCAGCTTGAGCCGTACCAATCAAGCCGTTAATTATTTCATTTGCTTTTGTATAATTGCTTTTGCTTTCATTGACAACATTTCCAGATTTATCAATGACTGCAATATCGCCTGTTACACGATCGTATTGGGTGTAAGACCCATCAGTATTTTGTTTAATAACAAGATTGCCAACAGGAAGAACATTCAAATCGCGTTCTGAACTTACTCTTAACAATGCAAGATCGTTTTCTGTTAGTTGTTTACCAATCAAATTAGGATCGCTTGCATAAAGAATGCCTTTATACACGGCATTAGCAGGCAATGCTTCAACCATACCAATAACGTTAGGTGAATCAAGATACACTTCCCCACCGCCAGCAAGCGAACTTGCTTCACCTATTGGTGTAACTTGCCAAATTTTGCCTGTATTAACGTCTCTAAGATAAATAGTTCCGTTTGGGCCTTGGTATCGCTCGGTTAACGGATAAAGTTCTTGAGCCGCAGCTTCGGCTGCTGTAATTGGAGACACTGTTTGCATTGCAGTATCTAAAGTTACAGGCGGTGAAAAAGTCACACCATTATTAAATGTGTCAATAATGTCAGTGCCTTCCACACCAGACCCTGTGTCTAAACCTACATCAGGAGTCCAAGTAGATGTATCTGCATTACCCGCTCCATTGACAGTGTCTGTACCAATTCCAACAACGGTATCTTGCCCGCCTCCAGCAATACTGTCCTGTCCAGTTGCTTTTCTTAGCGCGTCTAATTTAGCTCTAGCCTTTTCAGATGCGCCATATTTTTGTTCAGCAACAGATACGCCTCGAATGAAACCTGTTGCTGCAGATAGAACTACATCACCGCCAGTTGCAGCAGCCTGCGCACCGCTTGTTAACGCAGAAACAATACCACTATCAAGCACTGCATCTCCTGTAATGTTTGCATTTCCAAGAAAATCGCTAGCACCTGTAGATATGAAAGAATTCAATAAAGCATTATTTATGTCACCACCTGTAAGTGCAGCCGTTGCAACAGACCTGACTGCATTATCAATATAGGCATTACCCGTTAAATTAGGAACATATTGAGACACGCCATAAGATAGTGCACTATTTAGAATTGCTTTATCTATCGGGACACCTGACGCAATTTGCATTCCTGCATTTATTACAGCTCCTCCTAAAGCGGCAGCTCCTGCTGTAGTTGTAGCTCCTAAAGCACTACCTATGGCAATACCGACACCAGGAAACGCAGCCAATGCAATTGAAATAATTGGCAAAATGCTTTTAGCGTCATTTGTGTTTATCTGGTACGTTGAAAAACTTGGGGTGCCATTAGCATCTATTGACACCCCATACCCAGTCCCACCTTTACCTGTGTAAGTTGCACCAAATCCGGGAATAAACTCTTTTCCTGTCTCTGGATCGATTAACTTGGTAACTACTTGCGTAGTGTCAGAACCTTCGCCAGAAACAACTTCTGTTACTTCCGTGGGTTTGTACTTAGCAATGTCTGAAATGTCATTGATATCTTGAGTAACGAGACTTCTCGCCATATCAAAAATAATCATTTCAGCGGCTGTTGGCATTCTGTCCAACAGTTTGACTATTTCTTGAGCATTAAAACCTATACTCGTACTTCCATCTACATTGACACGGAAAGCATCACCACTCAATTGTGATACGTCTAAGTGTTGCGCAATTTGCCCTGCTAATTTGAAAAGTACATTGCCGTCAAATGTTTGGCCTTTATAATCAACAATGGTTGGGTAATTTTTTTTAGTCGCTGGTGTTTTTATTACCTCAGGAACTGGAGCAAGACTTAAAAAATTCTTTACGTCATTTACAGAATATCCAGTTGCTGACGCTATATCTTCGTCAGATAAATAACTAAACGCTTTGTATTCGGTTATTTTTTTTGCTTTTTCAGGTACGCCTATTGTTGTATCTGCAAGGATACTTTCTATCGTGCTTTTGACAGCTTCTGGGCGGTCATTAATTAAAAAAAAAGCGTTAATAGTATCTATTGGGAATCCACTTGCGGTAGCAAGTTGTTCATTTGTAAGGTTATTGTCTTGCTTGATTTTATTGAGCATTTCCTGCTTTTGATAAATTTTCAAAGCAGGGTCGTTCACTATTGCTACAACTTCATTTTTTATCTGGTCAGTTGTTTTTGCCGTTATTTGTGCTGTTGAAACGCCTTTATCTGATAATTCAAATAGTTTGTTTTTCGGCACTCCGGTTATTCTTGCTAGGTTGTCAGCAGTGATACCTTGCTCTGCCATGTATGACTTAATAAGTTCTGCCTGTTTGTCAACAGGTATTGACATATTGTTAGCTACAGATTCATAATAATTTTTATGATCTTCGTCTGTATAAGCTATTTTGTAAGGAGGCGGAAGACCTCTGGAGACCGCTTTACGGTTCTCACTTTCTTGAAATAACCGTGTTTGTCTTCTTTCAAAATATTTTGAAATGCTTACGTTCGGATATCGTTCATAAGATTTGACAACGCCTTTTGCATTTATTGTTTCGTATATTGGTATATCGTAATAGTCAATAATTGCCCTGAGCAAATCTGGCTCGGCATTTGTCATTGCAGCGGACAGTTTCTTTTTGTCTGTGCCTAAAGGGCCAAGCAATACGGTAGTGATTTTTTTAGCTTGTGGCGTAGCCAATAAACGCTGCAATCTTTCTTTTTCTAAGTTTTGCGCATCAAGGCGAGAAGCTAGATCTGCCGATGGATCATAAGCGTTTTCTTCAGACATAATTACCTCTAATAAATTACAGGCCTAATCGATTAATAATTGATTGATGGATTGTTAAATGACCTTGCAACCATTCATAAAAATCATCTTCTTGGTTCCAATCAGTGTCAAACAAATCAAACGGATTCTCTAGACTCAACCTGTTTGCAAGCGCTTCATGCTCTTGATAATGCGACCAAAGCCAGTCATCAAGATCATCTAAATCAGCATCACCCATTGGGTACTGGGGAATGATGATGTTTTGATCTAACAGTTGTAGGTAGAACGTACGATGTTGCTGTGCGTTCTCAAATATCATCTCTCGCAAACCGTCTGCGTCACCAAAGACGACGTTAGAGAGATTGTCTAGGTTCATGGCTAAAACGGCCCCGAACCTGAAACAATAACGCCAGAGTTAGTAACCGTCCAAGGCCCACCACCATTAGCAACACTGTTGTCTTTAACGGTTGATGACTGGCATGTAAGCATTTTGGTTGTAGCTACAGCAGTCAGAGGCTGCGTAGGAACCGTGGCTGTAGAAAACGATGATCCAAGATTGAACCGTAAGTTGCTGATCTTGCCGTCAAGGAATCTAGTCGTTTGCACAGTACCGTTTCCAACTGATGGCGTAACTGTTGAACCGCTCGTAATGGTTCCAGATATGGTTGCTGCCGCACGTTGATTTGAGTTAACAAAAATACGTACAACACCTGACGACAATCTTGATGCCGCTATGTAAGTCCATGTTGATAAAGGAACTGCTTCTGATGAAGTGGCTGTTGTTGATCCGCTAGTCGTTGGGTAATCGTTTCTTACAAAAGCAGGCTGCCCCGATGAGTTGATGTAAAACTGTACTCGTTGCGGTTGCGAACTACCTGTGCCATAACCAAAATCAAGGATTGCCGCTGTCGTAGATGGATATGAATCCAAGTAGACAAAACATTCGATGCTGAACTGTTGCGTACCTATGGCAAACGATGAAGAAGCTGGGTAAGTGAAGTACGAAGAACCATTGAAGTCATACGAATACTCGCCCTCAACAACACCGCTAGCCCCAGGTATTGTTCTTGCAGCACCGAACGCAGACAGGATGGGCATTATGCGTACCGTGTTTGGCTTGCAAAGACCGTGAACGAACCGCTACCCGTCTTGATAAGCGTGTAGGTATAAACGTCTACGCTATTGGTATTGCCAACACTAGGCGCAGAACCACCTGACCACTTAGGGGTGACGCTTGTGCCATCTACCGTAACCGCAGAGTTGTAGTAAGCCGTACCACCTTGAGTTACTAAGTGAGTTACCGTCACGCTCTGGCCTGTAGACATGATGCTATTGAGCGTCACTGAACTAGACCCACGAATGTTCAACGTCCAGTTAGCAGAGGCATTGCTTGTGTAATACAGGATGGACTGCGTAGATACGTCAAAGTTAACCGTACCCGTGGCGGCTGTTGCTGCAATTGTTACCGTCTCTGCTGCGGCAGACAGTTTTAACTGCATCGTTGTACCGCTAACGCCAAGCGATAGCTGATTAGCAAACGATACGTTTTGGCTAGCGTCTATCGTAAGACCGTTAGTGCCGTTGGTCTGTAGCGTGAGGATGTTGGTATTGTCAGCCGTAGAGACTATGCCTACGCCTGACGTGGCGTTGATGGTGTTAGCCATTTTGTGCTACCCAAGAAGTGGTTGCTTCATCCCATGCGTACATCTGACCGTCAGTCGGCATTGCTACTGGAGGTTCCCAAAGGCATGAGCCTGCATTTAATACCCAACTTTCGTATGGTTTAGGAGGAATGAAAGCATCTCGTTGTAAATCGTAGGTGTAACCAATACCTGCATAGTTTTTACGAAACGGTGTTTCACCATTGTTGTGAATGCCGCCAATGGTGTTGTAACTAGTACGCTTACAAACCTGACCCCGAAAGTCACCGTACCATTGCTCCCAGTCAACACCATCCTCACCTTCGTTCTTGCCAACGATGACTTCAGTGACGATATTGTTTTCATCCAAGAAGGCGTAATGCGCCATCATGCCTCCAATTTAAGTCCAGTTAAATCCATCTCTTCCCCAACTACGCCAACTGGAAAGGTATTAAACGATAGTGAAATTCTTGTGTCGTCACCTTTGACTTCAGGAACCATGTGCGTCAGTGACGACGGGAACAGAATCAGCTTGCCAGCAGTAGCTTCAAACCACCAGCTTTCAGAGTTGTACGGGTTCCACTGCTCAGGTGGGAACTTGATCTGCTGCCAGCCATCACGATAGAAGTAAATCCTGTCATCAACGTTGGTCTGCACATAAAAAACACCTGATATGTAGCTGTTTGGATGTGCGTGTTTGTGATGGTATTGACCAGGCTCCGAGTAGTTACACCAGCTTTGAGTCACTCGTAGGCTTACGTTGTGCTTGGGATTGACTGTGTTTTTGAAGTAATCCGATACCGCATCTTCTATGAACGAACGAAGGCTTGTTAGTGCAGGGTCACGCAGTACAAAGTTATTCGTGCTTGTGGTGTTACCCATGTTGGGTCTTGTTGGCAGTTCACAAATAAAGAACAACTCTTCATCGCTCAGAGGTCTGCCAAGCTCTGCAAAGCCTACAGGGATGGGAAATAAATTATGCAGACTTACCATGAAATATTTCCAGTCCCTGCGGTAAACGTGTAAATTGTATTACCACCAGATGTGGTTTTCGTGTACGTCAACCCGCCACCTATAGATGCAAGATCAGCGTATGTGCTTGCGTAAGAAATAATCACGACACCTGAACTACCTGCACCACCATTCCCTTGGTCTCCTGAGCCGCCACCACCGCCGGAACCTCTATTTGCCGGAGATGCTGCACTTCCACTTCCACCAGGGGAGGTTCCCACCGCACTACCAGCCCCACCAATCCCGCTGCCACCGCTCCCAGCATTAGGAACGTAAGGACTGTAACCACCACCACCACCACCACCAGCATAAGTCACAGAAGAGCCGCTAATTGATGACGCGCTACCTGACCCTCCATTCCCACCAGAAGAAGAGCTACCATCACTACCTATTGAACCGGCCCCACCGCCTCCTCCTGCTCCTACATTTGGCCCTGATGGTCGCCCACCTCCACTATTTCCTTGACTTGGAGATGTTGATGGGGTGTTTCCTGCTCCACCTGTTCTTACCCCAGAACTTGCATTATCACCCCCCGCCCCTCCACCAGATCCACCAGCGTTTCCGTTGACATTGATGGTGCTGCCACCGCCACCGCCTGATGAGGTAATTGTTGAAAAAACAGAATTACTTCCTGGAAGCCCAGCTTTACTTGGCGATCCCGTACTTCCTGCTCCACCAGCACCTACGGTTACCGTGTAATTAGTTCCTGCTGTAACAGATAGTCCTGTTGTTGTGTCTACACGATAACCGCCTGCTCCACCGCCGCCAGCCCAATCTTTACCACCCCCACCTCCACCAGCAAGCACAAGATAATAAACGGATGGCGGTGCTGTAGCGCCGGAACTTGTAAACGCCGCCGCTATTGCCGCTGTAAGTGCGCCAGCCATCAGGTTACCCCCGCTCCAGAAACATACCAAGTATCGGTTGCAACCTTTAACATGGTCGCCATACCTTTTGTTGCCACCGTTCTGTTACCTGTAGCACCGTTTGCTAATTGAAATGTCACGCCAGCACCAGAAATCGTCAGGTTTCCAGAGTTGTTATTGACCACAAGAATCACTGTGCCTACGTCAATAGCAGTTGTCGAGTTCGTATTTACCGTAAGCGTTGCAGTCGATCCACCTGTGAAGTAAATGTGCTTGCCTGCATCACTTGCCGCCACGGTTGTGTTCGTGCTTTGTGGCGCACCGATATAACCAACCTTATTGGTACCATCTACCGTACAACTAGATAACGTCCCAGAAGATGGCGTACCTAAAGCACCGTTAAGCGGTACTGCACCAATGGTGTTGTAGCTAATGGTTCTGGCCGCAGACCCGTTAAACGTCGTTCCTGACGCATCACCAGAACCACCGTTGTTCATGGTCAAGGCATTGCTAGTTGTGCCACCTACCGTGGCAAAACTAAGCGTTCCCGAACCGTCAGTAACTAATCCCTGCCCGTTCGTTCCATCCGTACCAGGAAGCGTGAACGTCGTACTAGAAGAGGTGTTGGCAGACTGAAACGTCGTCGTCCCAGTACCGCTTGCATTACCTTGGAATTTGATCTTACTCATCTCGCTTCCTTAACCTAAAATCATCCAGGCTTGGCCCGTACCAACAGTAACCGAATATCCTGCCGCTACTGTTACAGGTGACACTGATAATCCATTTGTATTACTTGTGAATGTGTAGTTCTGGCTAATCACAATCTGTGACTCAAGCACTGGCCCACCAGAACCGCCCCCACCGCCAGCAGCCCATGTAAGCGCACCAGCGCCATCGCTTTGCAAGAAGTAACCCGCAGAGCCATAGTCTGTTGGGAATGTGTAAGTCTGCGTTGACGTTGTGGCTGCGTTACTCGGCTGAATGCGTAATGTCTTGGTACCAGAACCTGCGTCATTAGACTGAAGCTCTAAGTAACCCGATGTACCAGCACCTGTATTGGCCGTAACCTGCGCATAGCCAACAAACGATGCCTGACCAAGATCAGTGATCGTTGCACTGGAGTTCTGCAACAACTTGCCGGTCGTTGAATCAAATCGAGCAATCGCATTGTCTGTCGAACTTGCAGGCCCATTCACATCACCTGCTGTCAACGTTGCAAACTCAAGCGCACTGCCACCGCTATTGACCTTAAGGTACTGATTAGCCGTACCTATGGCAGTCAACCCTGTACCACCATTAGCAACGCCTAATGTGCCGGTAATGCCTGTTGATAACGGTAGGCCAGTTGCATTAGTAAGGTTGAGCGCCGATGGCGTACCAGCATCACCATCATAAGTAACGACACCGCCTGTTGTGCCAGCAGTTAGCCCTAGTGCCGTTGCTACACCAGTTCCAAGACCAGATACACCGGTGCTGATTGGTAAGCCCGTAGCATTGGTGAGCGTACCGCTTGATGGCGTACCTAATGCGCCATTAAACAGAACCGGTGCACCAGCAGTGCCTACAGATTGGCCTAACGCTGTTGCAATCCCCGTTCCAAGTCCAGCAACACCGGTTGAGATTGGTAGACCTGTTGTGTTGGTTAACGTACCTGACGAAGGTGTACCAAGCGCACCACCTGGTGCAACGTAATCAGTGCCAGCAACAGCAGCAGCAATAACACCGCTTGTCGCCTTGACCATGCCTGTTGTCGTTGCGGCTTGGATTAGCTTACCAGTCGTACCGCTGTATAAAGCAATCTGAGCGTTGACTGACGATGCTGGGCCGACAACATCACCTGTGCCAGTTACTGCGCCATATTCAAGCGCGGTGCCACCAGAGTTAACACGCAACACCTGACCGGCAGTGCCTAGCGCTGTCAGCCCTGTGCCACCAGATGTGATTGGTATGGCCGTACCTGAATAGGTCAGTGTGATGTCTCCAGCACTTGTGACTGGCGAGCCTGCCGTTAAGAATGCTGGTGGGCTAATGCCAACCGATGTAACAGTTCCAGAACCCGTTGAGGTAAACCATTTCACACCTTCAGTCGTGGTGGAGTCCGCAACCAGTATCTGACCGTCAGTGCCAATTGGCAAACGAACATTGTCCGTTCCCGTATTAACAATCATGTCACCTTTGGTTGTTGTCGGCGCTAGTGCATCAAACGCTGAAGTCTTATCGCTTTGACCTGTACCGCCCTGACTGATTGCAAGCGTACCTGTGATCTTGGTAGCCGCAAGCGCTGTTATCCATGCAGGATTTGAATAACTACCTGTCGTGTAAACACCGTTGGTTACAGTGCCTGCATTACCAAGAACATCAATGTTCCATGTTCCGGTGGCACCTGTACCTCCTGTAGGAACAAATGCACCGCTTGCTCCAATAGCGGTTTGTAAGGCAGTAAGTACGCCAGTACCAAGTCCGGTAATACTTCCAGAAGGAAGATTAGTGCAGTTTGATAGATCGCCAGAAGATGGTGTGCCAAGTGCGCCGCCAGGAACAAGATAATCAGTACCTCCAGTAGCAGCCGACAATACACCAGCCGTTGCTTTAAGAATACCGGTTGTAGTTGCTCGCTTGATAACCTTACCCGTTGTACTTGAGTAAAGCGCAATCTCATCATCAACCGATGCCGCAGGGCCGTTTACATCGCCAGCGCCAATCGTGACTCGTATGCCAGCCGCCGTGGTTGCACCTGTACCACCATTGGCAATTGGCAACGGTGTGCCAGAGTAGCTAACAGCTAACGTGCCAGAAGTTGTGATGGGCGAGCCAGAAACCGATAAGAAAGCAGGAACCGACATCGCAACCGAGGAAACACTGCCACCTCCTCCGCCGCCTCCTGCTGCATTTTTAACCGACAGCAACTGAAAGCTAGAGCCGTCATACATGAGCGAGCAAATTGCGCCAACCACAATGGCATTAGCAGACAATGTACTGCCATCAGGGTAAATGATGTTCTTAGCACCTTGGCCGTTGACGTTTAATGTGCAGGCTCCAGTGTTTGCACTGGTTGCCTGAAACTGAATCGCAAGACCTGCCTGGTACGTCGTTGATAGCCCAGAAAGCGAAACCACATAAGCATTGGTTGTGCCTGAATCTAAGGCATAGTTGCTATAGGTCGATGCGTCATTAAGTGCCGTTGCAACCGTGCTGAAATCCGCATCCAGGTTGGCAAGCGGGATGGATGTCGTCGCCGTGGCAAATGTATTCGGGATTGTTACTGGCTTTGCCATCAGAACCTCGCTCTTAATTCATGTTCAAGCTGGAAGCCGTTGAAGGTAAATGCTGGTGCCGTGGATGTTACCGTCATGCCGAGGTATTTTCCATACATCTGAGCATCGTACTTCAGCAACTTGTACCCTTCTGTGAGTTGATACCCAGAAGAAACCCACTGCAACGTGCTTCCTGCGTTATTTGTCCACGCAATATTGTTAAAACTATTGTTTTGCCATGCAACCGCATTACCAAGTGCAATTGATGTTGACGCTCTTGACTCGCTATCAATCGAAATATTCAATTGACCGGCAACTGTGACCGGAAACGTCGCTTCAACACCAAGTTTGAGCGCTTGCTTGTCTCGAATCGGGTCTTTTAAGTCCCAAAGCGCTGTGACAACCTCAGTGGCAATATTTGCCGTCTGATCTTCGTACAATCGGTAGAACGCACCGCCTGATTCAACACCATAGGCATTGATCAAACCATTGACGGGTGATGAGTTGATGTGTGTAAGGTTACCTTGATAGCTAATAAACCACTTGCGGTCAAAGAAGACCAACTGGACACGCCTGTAAGTACCGTTATCGTTGTATCTGACGTTCCATGCAGACACAAGAATGTTGTAGATCAGTGTCTGGCAGCCCGTAACCGTCGAACTAAAGTCAATATTTGGGAAGATGCCGTCAAGCGCATCGCTAATCTTGGTCGTTGTTGCGCCAACTAAGGCATAAACACCATACCGATTGATGAATAAGATACTTCTAAAGTAGGCAAAGATGCCTAAAAACAGTTCCGTACCGATTGAGGCACTGATATTGGTGTTGGTAAAGAGTGTTTCACCCAACGTATTAACGCGAACATCTGAAAATACGTTGATGGATGACTCACCAAACACATACAAGAAGTTGTTTGCAGCAATGATCTGCGTGATGTCGCCATAAAGCGTAGCATCAACAAGCGTAATGTTGCCAGCAGAGATACTTGTAAAGTCGTTGTAGCTGTCTGCTGCGGTGTAGTACACCGTTCTACCATCAGCAATCCATACTCGACCTGAAAATGACTGGATTGACGTACCAAGCTGGCTAATAATCGTTGCAGTTGCCGTGGCTGCACCGCTTGAGAAGCTAATAGTAGGGGCGGAGGTGTAACCCGTACCAGGTTCAGTAATCGTAATCGCAGTGACAATCCCATCAGAGATCGTAGCTTCTGCGGTTGCTTGAATTCCACCTGTTTGATTAGGTGGGCCAATCGTTACTGTCGGTGCTGATGAGTAGCCTGAACCGCCTGCGGTGACCTCAATGGTGGCAACCGAACCGACCCGAACGAGATTCGTCCCGTCAAACGTAGCGTATCCATAAGTTGTGTCAATGATGAGTACTCGTTCATTCTTCCATTGACTAATTTGAGTTCTTGTTCCGCTGAATGTCCCAGACGCTGCCAGCGTAACGGGTGCGGTTGGCGTTTCCAGGTTGACATACTGCGCACCTCCATTGGTGAAGAACGCAAACATATAGGCAACACCGCCAATATTGGCTGGTGCCAAATAATGCACCGTGCCGCCCCATGTAAAACTGGTACTGCTGTAAGTAACACGCTTTTCTTTAGGAATGACCTTCAGGTTTGAGTACCCGATAGGCATCACGTTCTCTATCCAGGCAAATTCATTTTCCTGAATGGCCGTGCGATTGGCCTTGGTGTTAAGCCCTTTGAAATCCTTGGTAACGTGGTAGGACTTCTTTTGCTCAACTGCGGCCATGATTACTGGATCGAGTAAGGCGTTGGTAGACGGCGCGTGAAGCTCGAATTAATTGCTGCCAGCAATTGCTTCTTGTACTCGGCATTGAATATCTCTGCTTCACCGTAGGATTGCTCTTTGTACTTTGCCTTATAAGCCGCATAAAACGCAACAGGCGAGGTATATGGCTCAAGAATCACCTCAGTCTGCGAGTCTGATGTCAAAGGCACAGGCAAAAGGATGGTATCCACCTCAATCACATAGACTTGATCAGGCACTGGGCCAAAGTAAATCTCATTCTGCCCATACCGCGTAAACGCAATAGGTCTGCCTGTGTAGTTCTGCCAAAACCGCAACTCAGCATTGAACTGCGTCCATGACATGTATCGCAGTGGTATGCGCGTATTGCCCCAATAAAGATTGATATTGAGGATGTCAAGAATTTGTTCTGCCCATGATGGCAGTGTTAATGCTGCAATGTTAAGGGTTTCAACCGAGGTGGTGGTTGCACCTGTCAGGATATTGCGCAAACAACCCGTGTCACGGACGACACGATGCCGAGCACCGTTGATGTAGTCGGTTAACTCGGTGTCAGTCCAAAAGTTGCCAGCAGCATCATGCAGCAGTCTCCGAACTTCTGCGATATACCCTGAGTAGGTTGCCATTTATGCCTCATCGCTTGTCTGGGGCTGGACTTTGACCCCTGCTCGCCCACGCGGGGCGGGAGGGGCTACTCGTTCCACCAACACGGCTGATTGCTGGTCTTTTACTGGTGCGTCTGTAAAGGTGAACTCGGCAAGCCGAGCCATCGCTTTCTCACGGTCGGTTGACATCTTCATCCAACCTAAACGCACTAGGTATTGATATTTATTGTCGTCGCCATAACCAAAGATATGTCGCGCGACTTGAGGTTCGATAGGAACGCTTTTGCCTGGAGGAAACTCAAACCACTGATCGACATACTTGGCAACCAGTGGTTGAGAACCTTTGTTTGTCACAAAGATCATGCTTCTAAAATGTCCCCGTAAACGTATACATCTGCTGTTGCTGCCGCACCTTGAGCGGTGGTGAGCGATAAGTATAAGTTGGGAATGCTCGATTTGACCGTGGTGCTTGCACTGCTTGTCGTACTAAGGGTCAAGTCAAGGAAAAGCGCTGACGTTGTAAGGGAGGAGTAAGCCTGGGCCGCTGCAACAACCGCTGTACCACCTTTGCTAGCAGCGGTATAAACGCCGCCAGCAGCCGTGGTCAAAGAGATTGAAGCATTGGTCACCACAATCCGTCGCAGAATAAACTTCGACGGGTTGCTAAACATGGTGATTTGCTGATCGGCGGTGGAATTCATATTTGCGCCGATCAATTTCCCAAGCAGGATGCCTCCAAACTGCTGCGGCAATAGACTACCGACTTTGTTTGCATCCATGCTTTACTCCAATTACGAGTTGTAGGTGCCAGAAGCAGCCTGACCGCCATTAACGGTCAAGAACAGTGCCGTGACAGTACCAGAGGTCGAAACGATTTTCACGTTCTGACCATCAGAAACCATCATGCCACCGGTATTGGCTGCAATTACATCAGCCCAAGCAGAGCCGTTGTAAGCCTGATACTTACAGTTTGCGACGGGATAGATGACGTACAGACCTGCTGGCAGCGTGTAGTCAGTGCCTGCCGTTACCGATTGGGTAACGTAGTCAAAGTACGCGCCGTCAGCATCGCTGGATAAACCACTAACGATGATTTTATTAAGTGCCAATGCCATGATCGACTCCTTACAGCGTGAGTGAGTTAAGGCCGGTCACTTTGGTCATGCTCTTGGGCTTCGTGCTCACCATTTCTGCAATGGTCAACACAGCGCCAACATAACCAATCTGCCAGTTAGGCAGCGTGGACTCAAAGCCGGTAAACGCAAACTCAGCCTGATCGTGAATGTACATGCTGAGATAATTCGAGTTCAGCAAGTACAACGTGCCTTCTGGGCAGTAGGGATCAGGATAAATCGGCACACCTGCAACCATAAGCGCACGGAAACCGGACGTTGGGCCTTCTTCACCGCTAGCAAAGTTGCTACCAGGGGTGATCATGTAGGTTTCTTGGCCTACAAAGTCTTGCGCCAACAACGTCCAAGTACCAAAGCCGCAAACACCAAAGGAAGGCACCTCAGCACCGTTTTTCACCGTTCCAGAGATGTACTGAAGGATGTTTTGACGGGTTGGATTAACCGAACCAGCGGCATACTCTTTGGAACTCCACCATGTGTAGGTTGAACGGCTCAAGCCACCATAGGTGCCTGCCGAATCAACTGCAATGGGCAGTCCAGTGAATTGCTGTGCATTGCTGGTGTTGTTGTAGAGCGCCGTTGCCATGGCATCCATCATGACGTTGGTCGCATCGTTCATGCGAGCCTCAATCAAAGGAATCACAGCGTAGTCTTGCTGTACAGCACCTTCCATGCCAAGGAAGGGAACCGGTGCGATCATCAACTTAAGGTTGAATTCAGCGTTGTAAGCACCCTGCATGACGCTAGGCTGTGCAAACGAACCGCTGTAGTCCGACCATTGTGCGTTGACAAACTGGGAACCCTGAACAGGCACGGTTACAGACGACACACCGCCAGAAGCAGTCTGCGAGTTTGCAAGCAATGCGGCAAGCAGGGGAGTTGAGTTATAAAGCTGGACAACCAGTTTCGGGATGAAAGCCCTACGGGTAACGTAGGTCAGTTCATTGTACTGACTGGTGCCTGCTGTCGGGATAATACCGCCACCAATAGGCATGATAGGTTCCTTTTAAGAAACAGACCTAATTAACGAAGTCCAATCGGGCGAGACTGGTTTCCCTGTCTTAGCTCGTTGAGTGCACTCGCCGCTGCTTCCCTAGCCGCTGCCGCAGGATTCTTCAAATACTTCTGAAAATCATTGACCTTAGAGGTAATTGGAGCGTTGCTGAATGCTGGCGTAGGCTTATCAGCCTGGCGCATCCAGTTGTAATACTCGGCAGCCGATTCATGATTGCTAATGCCCTTTTCAATCATTAACTTCTCAATTGCTTTAACATCATCATCTGATTCGGCAAGACGTTTCTCCTTCAACGTATTTCTACGCCGTTCTAACTCAGTACGAGCGTCCTTTTCTTTCAACTTCGCCTCCAACTGTGCAATGCGATTTCGTTGCTCGCTAATTGCATGATTGGTTCGATCTTCAATTTCAAGTTCAGGAACAGGAAGGTCGGGATGTGCCTGCTTGGTCAATCGCAAAAACTCCTTTCGGGTCTTTGGATTTTCAGCCAAGGCTTTCGCCAAGGCAGCAAGCTCATCTCGTGCGTCAGGGGTAAGGTTTTCTAGCGACATTGTTTTTCAGCCGTTCAAAACAATTAATTAAATGACACGCTTGGTGTCACCAGGTTTGGAGAGCGTCATCTGGTTTTTAGTAACCTTTGACGATCCGCTTAAGCCACCAAACGGCTCATACCGAGGTGGGTTGTAAATCTGACCATTCTTTTGCTGGTTGTCCGTCGGGCGACGGATTGTTCCAGCACGGGGTTTGAACAATTCCATCTCTATCTCCTAGATAGGTAAGGGTGGGTTTTGAGTCCCAGGGGTTGGAGCCGCAGCCATTGCTCGCATCTCAGCCGACGCGCCACCAGCTTGAGGCAGGGTTTGAATCATTTGCATGATTTCAGAAGGCACAAGTTCCTTGGCTTTGTAGTCCATCTCGCCAAATGCAGAACCAATCTTCCCAATAGCGTCCTTGATAGCCTTTTGCTCAGGCGAACCATCGGGAAACTTTTGCATCGCACCCATTAACATGCCCATGCCAAGTTGCACATCAATGCGACCTTGCATTTCCTCACCCTTTTTGGGTTCAGGCGTAGACATAGGGGAAGACATGGGTGGCGAGGAAGCACCAGACAATGCCGGTTTCTTTTCTTCGCCTTCTTCGCCGTCAGTGCCTTCCTCTTCAACCTCGATTTCCATCGAAGATTTGCCGTTTTTGGCACCGCCGCGAATCAATTTCATTAGTTCTTCAGCGCTAACAGCCATATTGTGTCCTTTCAGGGCGGTTTGTAACCACTTACTGACCGTCTGTCAAGCGATTAACGGCGTGAGGGCCGTGCATAACGGAGCATTTTGCGTTGCATCATGAAAAACGACCTCCTGCGCGTTGATAACCCGTGCGATTCATCGTCGCACGACCATAATTGAGTTGCGGCGTCCTATAAATCTGTTTTAAGTCAGATTTTGTCGTTCTTGGTTGGTCATTTTGAAAGGAATAGCGAGCAGAGCCGCCAGAACCGCCATTGATGTTGGAATTACCGTTTGTCAGCATAAAAACCTCTACGTAGCAGGTGGAGCAGCGCTTTCAGGGGTTGGCGCTTGCTGTTTTTTCATTTCCTGAGCTGCTTGCTGCGCTTGTTCCATCTTTCGGAGGTCTTCCTTGAGCAATTGCTTCATAGGAGGCTCCAAAATGTCAATCAAACGCTCTTTGGTGATCGCACCACGGTCTGCAAGCGCAAAAGCAAGGCTTCGCAGGTCTTCCGTGAAGATCGGTGAGTTGGAATGAGCATCAACCTTGACCACAAAGTCCTTGGTGAACTGATTTGCAATAAATTTATCACCTTGATCATCGGTATAAATGCGGTCTGAATAGGTTTGCATGGCCTTTAAGTACAGCGTTGCCATCTTTTCTAGCGCATCTTCAATGATCAATGCACGTTTCTTAGCCCTCGAAGAGCCTAACCGCGCTAATTGCGAGGCATGGCCTGCACTTCGCACACCGGATTCACCCCTGCCTTGCAGCACATTGACAATGCCAGAGGCTTCTTCAAACATTTGATCAATCTCTGCAATCTCTCTAAAGAGATCGTTAGGGATGGAAGGCGCCATTTGCTCAACTTTGGCATTTGGCATGTCGGTTGATAGCAAGCCACCTACGCGATTAAGCGCAAAGTTCTTCTCATCAAGTAAGCCTGTAAAGCCAATGAGCGCTGTAGGCGGTGAGACTTGCTTGGATAAGAGGTCAAGAATCTCAGACATCCGTTTATTGCGCATGTCTTGCAGGAAAACCAGCCTTGCAACCTCCGAAATACCCCAGTAGTAGTCATACTGCGGGGTTGGGCAGAGCTGAATAAAGGGCAATTCACCCTTTAGGAACATGCTTTGACCTGAACGGTCATAGATGATGACGTTCGGGTCAGCAATGGTGACGCACTGATAGTCCTCAGTGTCATCGTTATAGACCCACAATTCGGTCATCTTGATCGTATCTTCAGCAACGCGAGCCTTGTACTGCTGCATACCAGCAATATTGAGGTTCACATTGCCGTACATCGTGGGGTCAGTGGCCGATAGGATCAAACGTTGAATGCCATCAGGCACCTGGTTCTCCTGGCTTTGCCCCATTTGCAAACGAGAAAGCAATGCCTCACGTTGCGGGTGCGAGTAAAGCCTGGCATACAACTCAGAGCGTGTGATGTAGTAAATCTGAATCAACGCTTCCTGACGATCGGTGTGCGGGGTATCTTCTCGATACACGCCAATACACCGTGGATCAACCATATAAGGGTGCAAGCCATTCTTTTGAATGAGCTTAATGAAGGTTGAGTTGTAGCAAAGCGCCCAGTTCAGCGCTTGGGCAAAGACTTGATCAGCGTTGCTGTTTAACCAATCGTCATTTAATGCGCCTGTTAGCGAAGGAATCTTGGTTTGCTCGTGCTTATTGACCGAGGCGCCAAGCGAGATAGTAAAGCGCGTGGTTTCAGCGGAATAGAGAAAGGAGGAGAGTTGATCAATGTGCGGGTAAATCTTGTTGTAGTACGCAGGCGGTGCATCCAATCCAGCACCAAAGAGATAGTAAGAGCGCAACGAGTCATAAGTTCCCGTGCGCTCCTGAATGCTGACGGAGCACTTATCTACCAAGTCATTGTAGAAATACTCTCTCTGGATGGGATCGTCAGGAATTCTCATGTAGGCAACTTTAAGTTCTCATGATCACGAATGACCACTGAAGGCGTTGGTTTGCGCAATGCTATACCACTTTCTTTGACAGCAGACAAGCCCCCAACCGTTTCTCCGCGTATTGAATTGAGATTGTAGTTGCCTAATTGTTTGGGGTTACCCCACTGCACAGCAAAAGGATTCTGTGGTTGAGCGGCTTGTTTATTGCCTAGCAAGGCATGTTGCTGATGATCGCCTTCACGCGAAGACTTGATGTCACTCATGCCGTAATCCTTGGCTAATTCACGCAAGGTGGTGTCAGCATGTTTGGTGGAATCGGACTTCATACCCACGGCTTGCAAGAACACCATTTGTACATCGGATGTACAACCATGCGGACATACAGGTTCTCTGCTTTCAAAAAAGCCATGTGCGGGACATTTGTAATCATGAACGACTGCCATAGTTTCTCCTTAGTTGCTGGTCAAGATTTGGGCGTTGATAGTCTTGTGCTTTAGGGCGAATGCCCAGGTCTAACTTAAAACCGCTGCCATCATAGGTAAGCAGTCTTCTTCTCACCATCTGTGGCTTGGGTTGCTTTCTGAATTCAACATACTTCTTGCCAGCCTTAATCATGACCGCAACATCGCCATTAACCCAATGCTCATAAGCACGGTTCACACGGGTCTGTACAAGCTCTGTTAGCGGGTATTTCCCATTGAGAAACACATCTCTTAGGTGCAAAGGATCAAGGCCGCATAGCTCGGCAAAAAGAGCAATGGAGATGCCGCGTTTCTTATCCTTCATAAACGCAGGAATCACTTCCATCATCTGACGCTTACTGAGGCCCAACGCCAATCGCCTTCAAGTAGTTGTTAATTTGTTTATCCACGACTGGCACTTGCACCGGTGTGACGGCTTCTTCTTTGCGATCACGCGTCATACGCATTTGCAAGAGCCTTGGCATGAGTTGTTCGGCAAAAGCTACGCAAGCAAGGGCTGTAGCAATAACACGATCATCTTTGTTGCGTCCATAGGCACTAATCGAGCCTTGGTCACGCACCACGGACTTCATCTCTTCCAATAAGTCCATGGAATACACATTCATCATCCCGCGCTCAAAGTAGTCCTTAAAGTAATTCAGCATCCGTTCTTTGGAAGAATGCGTGGTGAGATAACCAAGCGAGTTCGAGACGCCACCCAACGAATCATTACGCCGCCAAAGGTAGTGTTGCATGTGAGATAGCACATCCATTAAACCTCTTGCCTTGCGTGGTTCCATCGTCTGCGCCTGTCGTTTAAGGTTGCGCATCTCATTAATAACAGCCTGACCTGGCCCATTAACTTCTAAGTTGAGGGTGGAGTTCTTATAAGCCCCTGCCAGATAGCACACGACCCAGGCGAACTGGTAGGTGTTAAGTTCTGAGGTAGCAAATTCCGCAACCTGATCAAGTCCATCTGCATAGCAGCGGTAGATTTGGATGCAGAAACGATCAGCCCAGTCGCTGCTTCCATATGCTGGATCAGCACCGATGACGTAGTAGGCGTTATCAACAGGTTCCTCCCACACTTTAAGCGTTGCCATGCGCTCTGTTGAGTTAATTAACTCAGTGTCTTCAAAGTATTGTCCCATCGAGAAGCGATAGAACCGAGGTAGTAATTGCTTGGCAACCTTGGCTTGATCAGTACAACGGGCATGTGAGAAGAAACTAGAACCCGTCATGATGAAGGCATAGTCTTCAGTCGGTGGAAACTCCTGATACATGAGGGCTTCATCCTTAATCCCCTCATTCATCTTCCACCGCCACCAAGCAATCTGCCTTGAATTGATCTCAAACTGGTAGAGTTTTTTAACTTCTCGTGTCCATTCTTTTTCTTCAGGACTTAGCTTGCCGTCCCAGTACACCTTGTAGACATCGGACTTAGCATCTGCCGAATAGAGTTCATTACGCCACCAGCCACAGAAGATCGCTTTCTGCGTTCTTGCACGTTTGGCAACGGCCCACATGTCATGCCACATGTTGAATCCACGCGCCGTGCTTTCAAAGAGGTAAAGCCTATTGGGATTTTTCTCTGCCAAAGACGCTAGCAGTGATGCCAATCCTTCTTCATCACCCCAAGAAGACGTCTCTGTGCCATGCAAATAGGTAATCCCCTTGCCACGCCCTAACGACCCCTTGGCTCGCAAGCCTGCTACCTGGTAAAAAAGCCTGCTTCGGTTTTTTAACACCATCTGATTCCTGTTATGCGTCATTAAAGGAATCTTGTATTCCGGTGGCAACCCATCCATGTACATGGCTAGTGTCGTTCTGAATTGATCTCGGTTCTCTTCCGTATCGGTTGTAAGCGTTCCTTGAAACCCAGGATTCTTAAAATGCCAGTAAAGGTCAAGTGCAAGCGATATGGTGGTAATCCCAAGCTGCCTGCCTTTGAGAATCACAAAGAAGTGAATGTCATTATTCAGACCCTTGGCAATCTCTTCCATCACATAGGTCTGGCTACCAAGCAAACGCTGTCCAAGACGCTGTATGCCTAACTCTTTGGTTTCAACCTTCAGTTCCTTGCAGAACTTGTAGAAGTGATTCAGGTCAAACTTCATTGCGTACCTGGTTCATATTCGTAATAGGTGCAAACCTTCTCTGCCAGCAAACCATCTCTCATACAGATCAACACCACTTCCTTTCCATCATGACTTTCCTTTAGTCCAATTTCTTGGCTGTAATGGCAGTTTCTGCAATCGGGCTTCAATTCCATAGTTTTCCTTTAACCACAACACCGTCTTTTGCTCATCAGCACTCAACGGCCTTTTCTTTCTCTCATCCTCATACCACTTCATCGCCAGATACGGGTAGGCTGGATCATCCTCTGCATACTTCGTAATCCATCTCACCGCATCATCATGCTTCACTCAATAGCTTCCATGCTGTTGCTGCCACTGCTGGAACTTGTCCATTTCCAATGGCTTTAAGTCTGTCCACTCTAGCGGCCACCCCATCAGCCACTCGACCCACGTCGGGTTCAATGTTCCACCAACTCGGCTTGCAAGCGTTGGTTCGTTGCGCTTTGCTTCGCTCGGTGAATTGGTTTCCTTGGCGTTGTGCGCTGTTGGAGTAGGCCATTTCATCACTTGGTGAGTCAAATTTTTTTGATGACCCTTTTGAACTATCGTGGATTTTGCGTCTGCTGATTGCGGCGTTGGCCACAACCCAGATTCTGTCCCTCTGATGCGGAGCGCCAACGTCGGCTGCTCCCAACACTCCCCATCTCGCATCAAACCCCATGCTGGCAAGGTCTGACAAGACTCGGTCAAGTCCTCTAGTAGTGAGCATTGGTGAGTTCTCAATGAATGCGTATCGCGGTCGTACTTCGCAAATGATCCTTGCCATTTCTCGCCACATACCTGATCGCTCTCCATCAATTCCTGCACCCTTTCCTGCGGCTGAGATGTCCTGACAGGGAAATCCTCCAGATACGACATCAACAATGCCTCTCCACGGCTTTCCGTCAAAAGTCTGAACGTCATCCCAAATCGGGAAAGGCGGGAGAATCCCATCATTTTGTCGCTGCACAAGTACGCTTGCGGCATAGGGTTCCCACTCGACTGCACAGACGGTTCGCCATCCAAGCAACTTCCCTCCAAGTATTCCTCCACCAGCGCCCGCGAAAAGAGCCAACTCATTCACTCAATCCTCCACACCCTTACGCCATTCTCTACCTTCCTTGCCGTGTACTTCTTTCCTGTTCTTCTCCATTCTCTATAGTTAGCATTACATAGCTTCGATAAATCACCTCCCTCTAGATAGAAACTATCTCCTAGTTCTAACTGTTCATAAGGGTATTTAGGCCCTGTCTTCCTATCAGGTATATCTAAACCTCTCTCTAACTTAAACATCTCGTACATCTCCATGTTGTCGATGTACTCATCATACACACAAAGATATTTAAGGTAGGCAGGAAAAGCAGATTTTCCTTGGGGCGGGGAGGGTAAAAACTGAATTTCTTTTGGGGCGGGAAGCGTAGTGGTGCACCTAAATCCCGACCCCCCGTCCCATTTGCTTGCGCCAACAACGAGCGATCTGCGCGACTGGTTGCGGCCAAGTCATACCCGATTGGCCTTGAGCACATGCCTGCTCATGCACTGCGTAGGGGAAATGTAGACGGTTACCGACCCTTGTGCCCCATTGTCAATTGATGCACCGGGCGTATAGATAATAATCATCTAATGTCCCTAGTGCATGAGTCTTAGGACTAACCACATATATCTATATATAGGAAACCCTATATCCCTATATATAGTTTTTAAGATTCTAAGAGTATTTCTCTAGCCTATCTAATGTCTCGGTGTGTATTTGTGTGGATCTAATACTAAAGTATCTAGAGTATATACACAAAGCATGTGATTATTCTCTTACTTAATCTTATATGGAGATAACACAAATGAAAGCATTAAACATGATCGGCAACATCTTAGCTGTAACGCTATTGGCAGGGTGCGGGCTTACTTTCATTGCACTGGTAGTGCTATGTGCCGGTGCAAAGCTAACCGGATTGATCGCCTAACTAACCACATGGGGCTAACCGCCCCTCTTAACTTTTGGAGATACATCATGCAAGTAAAACTTAGTATTACTAGCAAGCTCGATGGGATCAGATCTTGGAGCTTGCAAGCTCTTGAGACATGCCCTGGTTCTATAGCATCAAACGGGGAGCTTGTTGATGCTTGTAAGGGATGTTATGCAACGCAAGGCAACTATCGTTATCCCAACGTGAAAGCTCCACGACAATTCAATCGCGACGACTGGCAGCGCGATGATTGGGTGTTCGAAATGATTCAATCACTAGACAATGATCGATACTTTCGTTGGTTCGATAGCGGTGACATGTATTCGATAAATCTAGCTCGAAAGATCTACATGGTCATGCAAGCGACTCCCCATGTTAAACATTGGCTGCCGACACGTATGCATAAGTTTGCAAAGTTCCAAGCAATCATCGAGCTTATGCGAGAGCTCCCCAACGTCGTAGTACGCGCAAGCTCAGATAGTGTCACCGGTGATGTGTTAGCCGATCAATCCCATTCGAGCACGATTGCAAGCTCATTTGACAATCCATCAATCACCGTCTGTAAAGCTTATGAGCATGGCGGTAAATGCTCAGGTTGTCGCGCATGTTGGGATAAATCCGTGCCAGTCATTGGCTATGTGGCGCATGGCAAAAGCATGGCTAAGGTCATCAAGCTCAAGGCAATTGCCTGATTTCAGCTTATAGCCGATTAGCAATAGTCGGCTATTGGATGCAATCAGCATCACTTAACCAATGGAGCCAACATTATGGAACCAGTAACCGATAGCCAATTGCTCGCAATAGCTCCCGATGGATCGCCTTTACGCTCATGGACTGAAGGCGATAAGACCTTTCGGGAGATATACACATACATCAAAGCACAGTCAGGCATAGCCTATGGCGTCATTAACGTGATTGAGATAACACCATGCAAAGTTTAATCGACTGGATCATTGCTGCACTCTTTGGGGTAGCCCTTGCCTGCGCAGTCTTCTTTAACCTTTAATAATCCCCCTCAGAGCCCTTAAAACGGCTTCTGAGGCGTTTTCTCTACTTAACTGGAGTCAACCTACATGGAAGAACGTCAAATGCCTTCATGGATCGATCTTATCGATCATCAAATCCAACCCGATAAATGGTTTCGACCCGTCGATCAGGTCTGGAGAGAACATGGTTGGAAACCACCATCGACCGAGTGTCTGGAGACTATGCGAAAGCACAAAGCATTCAGGACATGGTCGCATTACACACCCTCGCGGGAGTCCCAATGAAAATCGATCAACAAAATCCTGAGAACTTGCAGACAAGTTTGCTTGTTGCAGCGCACTCGATCAGAAGTGCAGCAGGCTTAATCAAAGAACAACAAGCATTGATCGATGAGCTAGTCGAAGCATTGTGGGGAATGGTTACAAGTTTCCACGCGGTCGAATACATGGAAGACCATATGAAACAGTCATCAGCAAGGGCTAGAGCTGCCATTGAGAAAGTAAAGGGTAAGCCATGAGTAAAAAGCAATTAAAAGACATTGAGACCCAAGCCATGATCGACAAATGGCAGGAAGAGCTAGCAAGACATGTTGCTTACCTTCCCATCCTATGCGAGCAAGCAGGGGTTGATGAGCATGAGCTGCATAGAGCGATTGAGATTCACTTCTATGTAAGGTCAATGAGTAAGGGGGCTATGCAATGAGTGAGAACAAAACAGCAAAGACACCAACAGATAGCGGGGTAGGTTTTATCGACGGTGTGTGGTATGGGCTAGAACCAAAAAAGAAAGAATGGGTTGGGCTGACGGATGAAGAAATAAACAGCGTTCGGTATAAACGAGATTGGACTGCGCCTTGGACTGATGTGACTTTTGCAAGAGCCATTGAAGCCAAACTGCGGGAGAAGAATCATGGATAGAGAAAAAATAATCCGCATGGCGCGGGAGGCTGGATTGGCTTACGGGTCTGACGATAAGCCATTAGGTTCTGTAACACGCTTCGCCTCCCTTGTTGCTGCTGCCGAGCGTGAGGCGTGTGCGAAGGTGTGTGATGTGCTTGCTGTACATCCTGAATATGCGTCAGACATTACAAAGGTGGCCGCGCAAGCAATCCGAGCAAGGGGAGACAGATGAACATATATCCATTCGCAGGAGAAATCAAAATGAACAAAGTAATCAAAGACGGTAAGGAAGTGATTGAGTGGGAGCGGGTTGATCTGACTTACCACGGGGACGGGAATGTAGGTATTGGAACTCCACCGGGTGCGTCTGCGCCGCTGGTCATGGGTGAGCCTGTTGAGCGCCTGCGCGTCATGATGAGCGATCAAGAACCAGCAGCGCATGTGTTCGCTGCTACCGAGAGAAACAAGCTGGCCGCTTGGATGATGAGCCAAGGTTACGCAACAGGGCATGGCGATAGCACTGAAGATTTGCTGAAAGAGCTTGAGTGGCAAATTGAAGAGCGCATTAAAAACGAGCGTGAGGGGGGAAAGCAATGAGTGGCGATCACAACATGAAACTCATTGCTAGCTTGGCACAAGTCAATGACTTTGTGATGGTGCATGGCAATGAACTGCAAGCAATCCTGGACTATGTGGAAGACATGGAACAAAGGATAAGTATCGTCAGAGAGCAGTTGCAGTATCTGGTTGCAGAATCTGTAGAACCTAATGCAGAACCTGGATGCCCACCATGTAATCAGGACTGTAATCAGGGCAGAGACTGCCCTTTAAGGAAGGTTTAACCCCTCTTTCCTCCCAAAGACCCCCCTACCCCAAACAAGAACGGGGTAGAGAGGGGAGGTTCCTCCGCTGTCAAGCAGCATCTGCATGTTGCTCTCGCAACCCCTCGGCTTGCAGATTCGACCAGCCGCGCCGGTTCTTCGGGAACTGCCCCCTAGTCTTGCGACATACGGCGTACCACCTCAACTCCGAGCCACCATGGTAAGTGCCTACTATCGTGCGGAGTACGGTCTGGTCAGAAACAAAAAAGCCGTTAAGGATGCCCCCTGGTGGTGATCCTTGCGGGGTAAGTGCAAGGCAGGGAACATGCTTAACGGCTCAATCTGCACCACACAGACAACCTGATTGTACTCAAGCTCGCTAAGGCGCGTTAAGGCGCGTGAACTATCTATCCGACGAACGGTAGATTACTAGCTATGTACATATGTTCCTAGTGTGTATAATCACCAGTGTTGTACTTAACCAAAGGGGTAATCATGAAACATTTGAAGTTAATCGAGTCCGATCTGTATGACATCAGGCTTAAGACAGTCCACATTATTGAGGGCTGCGCCAACATTCATCGAGTGCTTGCAAGCGATTGGGACTTTATGTCTGAGTACCAAGTCAAGGTCATTGAACGCTTGATTGGTGAAGCCGAAGAGCTGAAGAACATGCTCAACCACATCAAGACCCGTGATGCTCGCAAAGACATTAGCACTTGCTTTGATGAGGAGGCAGCATGATTCCAGAGATCGTTAAACGCACCATCAATCAAGCGATCAAATTGCTTGACGCATCAGGTTGCAAATACAAAGTGATCGATCAAGACGGCAACGAGTATGGGGAGCTTGCTGTAGTCGAACCTAAAAAGACTAACAAGACTTTTAAGTACCCACCAGGAACGATGCACAAGTTTTATTACCCGCTTATCAAAGACATGAAAGTTGGTGATGTTGTTGCTATCAAAAACTTTGACTTTGAGCCAAGAGCGCTTCAAGGGGCGATTACTGCATGGGCCACTGAGCACTGGGGCAAAGGGTCTTATAAGACTTGCTTGGTTGGCCCTGACGTTGAAATCTTACGTTGTCATTAGGAGGCAGCATGACTAGCTTTGATACGGAATCAAGACGTAAAGCCATATGGGC